GGTCAATAGGCGGAGTTTCTTGAATAAAAGTAGCATTTAACGTAGGAAGCGAAGTGAACTTCTGGGCATAATGCCAAGGGTCAATCGTACCAGCTGAAGTCGACTTAAACAAACCTGTAATCTGAGAAGGTTTATAACGGTACTCTGCCCAACGTTCCTGGTATCCAAATACATCATCATCAGTTGAAGTACCAGTAACATAGATTTCCTTATTAAGAACAGCCTGTTCACCCAAATGAGCAAATACAGGGAAATAGAAATCATAACGAGTCTCACGACTCCACATCTTAGGTAAACCTTGCTGATATGTTAAATCAGCTCTTACGTTTACCAAACCAATTATGTATCCATGTTCTTGAGCATGATACGTAAAACCATGTCCACTAGCCAACGCAGTACCCATTGCAGCCAAGTTACCAAGCGGAGTAGCACCACCAGAAATAGAAGTAGCAGACGTCTGAGCAATCGGGTTAACGTTGACATAAGTAGAACCTCCACCAATATATTCCGGCCTAGCCAGCCGATAGTCTTGCGGAGTCACTCCAAAGTGTGCTCTGAGTAATTCTGTATAGCGTGTACCACCGCGTGCATCACGCTCTAATAACTTCTGAATCTGGAAAGATTGACGTAATTGATTAATAGTAGCAGCAGTAGCTTGAGACAAATCAGCGTACATACCTTTAGCAGCAGGATTAACGCCACCTAAAGTAGCAGTAGCACCAGAAGTAGTAAAATCTCTAGAAGTTGATGTTAAATCACCAGTAAACAAGCCAGCAACATCACCAAAATTAGCATTATAAATATTAACAGGAGCAGCACCGCCTAACGGCAATAAAACACTTTCACCCTTTTGAGGCCAAGGCAAAGCACCAGTAAAATAATCTTTACGCTTACCACGACGTAACATAGTGTAATCAGAGACATCATCACCACTGTCACCAGTATTAACAACAACAGAATTTTGTAAATTCTCGTCTCTAAACCACTCGTTATAAATTAAATTATAAGCGCGTAACGGTAACGCATTATGCGTAACCTGATTGCTGCCAGTAATCTGGCCAGCAGTAGGAAGACCAAAATGATCAAACAAAGAACCAACCGCATATCCACCTTCAGGTGAATCAATCTGCGGAACAACATAAGAAATGGAATCAGTAGGGTTCGCTTGCTCACCCATAAACTTAACCCAATTAGTCCAAACTAATCGGTTAGGAACAAAAAAGAAAAATGTATCCAGATGCAAATTATCCATCACTGGAAACAATGGCGTAGCCAAACGAGCAAACATAGTTGCTTTAACATTGTGCATATCGCCTGGAAGGACTTCATCACAATAAATAGGAACTAAATAACCGCCATCAAACGTAGTTTTATGAGCGTATTGAGTATCAAAACTAGAACGCGGAATTTCCGCTTTAGGAACCATAGCAAAACTATGAGTACTTACCGACTTATTACGATGCATAGCAATCTCCCGAAGAATTCCGTACCACTCTTACGAGTGATACGGCTTAAAAAAACTTAATCAGTCTCACGAATCTTAACTTGCTTACCCAAACAAATTTGTTTTGGAGAAGCCAATAAATCAAAGGCACCAGTATTATCATCAAATGTGCCTAAATAATATAAATCAAAATCGTCAGGATGTACATAAATTTGATTATCATCGCTAGCGCGATTAATCTCATCACTAAACTGACGAATAGCTACTCCTTCAGTAGCAACATAAGCTGGACGACCAAATGCGTCTGCAGCACGATCTTTAATAGAAACAATAACCATCTTCATAAAAACTCCTTTAAATCTTACGTTTTAAAAGCGATAACTTAGCCAAAGCGACTTTTTCCTTTACAGCCAAACGCTCTAAAGTGTTATCTTCAAAATGTGAGCGACCTTCTTGCTCACGAGCGAATTGTATACCATCAAACTGCTCTGGAAACAATTCTTTAAACTTATTATCATAAAAACGTGGTGGTCGGCACTTCTTGCCACGCACCACAACCGAGTCCGTCGTATAAACATCGGACATGTACTTATCAAACCAAGCCTGACCAATACCAGGCTTAAGAGACATCTTATTAAATTCAGGTTCGCGCTTAATAAGCTCACCAGTCTCTAAGTCACAATACTCATAATGTTGCTCAGGATCAGTAAACGAACCGTCTTCATTAAGACGGGGTTTACCATTAACCTTCTTCATAATATATCGCGCAACATAAGCAGCAGATTCAAAATTGACATCACCAATAGAACTATAGCCATACGGCCAAAGTTCTTCAAGTATCTTTGACGTATATAAGATAGACCCAGTCTCCGTTCTTTTGAAAAACTTCTTATCTTCAAAATCAAGCCCAAAGATACAAGCATGGAAATGAGGACGATCACGTAATTCACCATATTCACCTGCCATATAAAAACGTATCGTTTTACCCGTAAAACGCTTACGTAAACGCTTCATAAATAACTGAAAATGTTCATAATTCAGCGATAAATCCTTAGCTTCCCGAATATACTCGGGAGCGTAAGTCAAAGTAATAAAACAATTACAAGTATGCATTTGTGCCTCATGCATACATCTAACGGCCCACTGTCGGGACCGTTCAAGGCGACAACCAACACACTGACCACAAGGCAATGACAAGGTGCGGACTACATCCGCTCCTGGTATCTCCCGCCAAATAATAGACCTGTCAGCGCATTGATAAGCCGTTAACGGCTTATAACACGCCATAAATTACAGTCTAAAACCACCGCGTTGCGGTGAAGTACGCATATTAATGCTCTTGGTCTTACTTACGCCACGACGAAACTTCTTAGCTGCGCCATGCTTGCTCATTGGTTTTCTATAAAGGCTCATAACATTGCACTCCGTAGTTAATAAAAGTGGTTTTGGTGTCACCTAGCACAGTTACATCTAGTAGAGTAACTGTGCTGGAACCGTCTTACGACGATTCCTTAGGTGTTTCTACTGCAGAAACGACTGGTTCAGCAACAGGCTGACCGTCAATAAGACCAAGCATAATCGCTTCATCACGATTGTGCTCATTCTGCAAAAATTGCAATAACGCATTAGGGTCATGATCAAACTTAGCTCTAAGTTGAGCAGGAAGCCCCATAAAAGCCGTATCAGCGGCTTTAATTGCGTTCAATGCGGTGTGATAGTCAGACACACCTGAAAAATCGCCGTATGACGGCTCTAATGGCGACTTAGGCATTTGCCCAGTAACGCCAAAACGCTCAATCAAAACATTAATATCACATTCATCCTTCATGTGTTGTTGAGCCAAACTCGGGTCTTTACATTCAAGACCAGTCTCTTGTGAAACAAGAGCCATATCGTAATTATAAGGATTACGGACAAATACTTTAGTCATATCAATTACCTCTAGTTGTAGAAGTGGTTACACCACCAGGAGAATGAGTAGTGGTAGTAGTACCACGACCCCACTTAAAAGGATTAACAGCATTAATCAAACTAGCAGCACTATTACCCACAGTAGCTGCATCACGCAAAGCAAAAGGACCGTAACCATAATCTCTATAATATCCACCTTCAGCAACAGCTTTAGGCATAAGATTAACAGCTGTATCAGCAGTAACACCAGCAAGACGAGCTTGCATAATCTTCAACTGCGTATCCATCATAATATTCTTAGTTCTTGCCTTAATATTAGGCAGATCAGCAATAGTATTAGCAGTTTCAGCATCAGTCTTTAACATTTGAGAATCAATAAGCTGACGTTGTCCTTTCTTATTATCAATATCTTGTACCAAATTCTTCAATGTAGCATCAGCCTGATAACCACGCATAGCAGACTCAACACCTTGACCAACAATATTCTGATGTTGAGCTTGAGCACCACTAGGCGTAGATGCACCACCTTGCGAATACGCAAGCATAGGACTTAAACCAGCAGCTTTCATATCTTCAACAGCACGCTGATAACTAGTATTAGACATATTGGACTGAAAAGCCATCTGCTCACGAGCAGATTCTTGATTGGCAGAATTAGCCATAGCTTGCCCAGCAGTAGACAAACCACCTGCCATCAAAGCACCACCAACGGGTCCACCAACAGCATAACCAGCAGCAGCAGCACCAAGACCAGCTAAAGAACCTAAATTAAAACCCATACTAACGCCCTTCGGTTGTTTCCTGACTACTCCTTACGGAGTAGTCCAGGTATATATAACATTAGAAATGGTCAATCAAGCCAGGTACAGAGTACATCGGCATTGGACGAGCCATCTTACAATCAAAAAACGCATCCATCAAAAACTGCTGGCCGTTAGCGGCAGCACCTACGGCCGTAGTACGGTCGATAGGGGGAGTTTCTTGAATAAAAGTAGCATTTAACGTAGGCAAAGAAGTGAACTTCTGAGCATAATGCCAAGGATCTATCGTACCGGCACTTGTTGACTTAAACAATCCAGTGATCTGGCTTGGTTTATATCGGTACTCAGCCCATCGCTCTTGATAACCA